AGGTTTTTTAACCGCATCGATAAGGTTGGCTGGCTGACAAAGCTGGCTTCGGCGGCACGACCAAAATGGCGTTCGCGTTCGAGATTACACAAATAGATGAGCTGCTTGATATCGATTTTCTTTTACCACCAATGACTTACGGTTAATTATTTTATCCGGATAAAATTTTATGTACTAACCCCTGTACTAAATAAAATTTCACCATGAGTTTTTGGCCGCTTCAGCGATTTATCATAAGCCTAATCCTTTACCGCTTCAAACCGGCAGCCACGGCCGCCGGTGCGAGCGTACTCATACACCGACTCTTCAAGGCGAACAGATCGTGCCAGCGGCATCAGGTCATTCAGCAGCGTGAACTCGGTGTTCGGCTCAAATTGCGCCAAAACAGTTTGGTCATAGGCGCGATACAAACGACGGATGTCGTCAACTGCGTTCACGGCGTCGAGTGCTGGCGCGTCTTCTGCATCACCGCGCCACTGAGTGCGAGCCAAGAAATCAGCGGCAGCCTGTGCGCTGGCGTTACGTGCAGCACTCAGCTGCTTGAACTGCGCAGAGTTGTGCGCGAGATTGCCGGTCTCGGTCGCCTTTTTGGTGGAAAATACAAACATTCGGTGCTCCTTACTTAATGACAACGCGCAGGAGGTCACCTGCTGTCGCGATGGTGTATGGACGGTCTTCTTCCACGTATGCGCGGACAGACTCGTCGGTTGCAACAGCTTTTACTCGACCATTAGCGATCGACAGCGGTTGGCCTTTTGTGTAGGTGCCGGTTGCAGCAGGTACGTTGAAGAACACGCCGGGCGTTGGGTGCATTGCAACAACCCAATCGCCAGCTGCGATGGTGTCATCGACAGTTTTGCAGCGCAGGTAGTCATAGTTGGCTACATAAAGGATCGCCTGCTCATTGCCGGCAACAGATGCGGTGAACTTCTTGGTTGTGTTATCGAAGAAGCCAATGGTCCCGGGCTTGGTATCAGCCGCTGCAGCACCTTCTCGATGGAGTTGCGGATTGGCAAAGATGCCGCCCGCGTGGATTACGTGCTTACCGTCTTTAGCCATTTCTTACTCCGGCATGTCGCTGAATGAATTTTTAGTAGTTGACTGTTGGCGCGCGCCGTTCAGGCCAATTGATGACTGACATTGCGCATATAGACCATCAAGTGCTGGGCCATCCAGTGCATTAACTGCCAGATCATCAAGGCCAAACTTTGCCTTTACTGCAGCTCGTTTTTCACCCTTTTCTTTATCTGCGTTAATAGTCAGGCCGCTTTCAATGGTGTTCAGTTTGTCGGCGAATGGCTTGAACCACGCCGGAGCTTCATCGCTGTTGGTGGCGGTCTCTTTGGCCTTTTTGTCAGCCTCTTCTTTCTCTTTCCTGGCCTTTTCATCAGCTGCAGCTTTCGCTGTCGCATCCTCTGCGGCCATCTGGTTGTAAGCGTCCATCAGCTCAGCATCGGACTTACCTTCAACGTCGACGCCTTTCGCTTTCAGCGCATTGGTGATGATTTCTTTCATCGGGTTTGCTTCCTCTTTGACGGAATTGCTGTTGGCGCTGAAAAACGCCTTTAGCTGGTTAAAAATTGATTTGAGAGCGGGGTCTTGCGTTGAATAGATATCTGGCGACTGGCCTTCTGACAGGTTGACGACTTCCAGTTCCTGCTCGGTGCCATCGGAGTTAACGAAAATACCTACGCCTTCCTCCGGCGTTCCGGCGCCAGCTTCATCGAGCAGAACAGCAACGTGGTCGAACATCATGTTGGTGGCGATTTCGTTGTACTTCTTGCCCTTCGATTCGCCGTTGACTGCGATGCCGGAATAAAGCAGGCCGGTGGATATGTGAATCGGCTCAGCGTTAGTGCCGGCGGCCATTTCATCCAGGCGGTTGATCAGGCGCTTACCCTTATCGCTGGACTCGGCATAACGTCGGTCAACGTACATGTCGCCGGTTACCTTGCCTTCTGTATGACTCACGTTCTGTAACCACGCGCCAACGTGGTAGTTGTTGACTGCGCGAACATCGCGCGCCGATACGTGCTTACCGTCCACCTTTGGGTGCCCCAACGGCATCGGGTTACGTTCCAGCGTGTTGTATGCTTTTCCAATCTCTGCTGCCGGGTACAACTTCCGGTTCATCACGATATCGTCTACAACGGGCGTGATGCCGCGAACCACAATATGTGGTTTCCCGTCGATGGTTTCTGTGGTGATATTAGAAGCGGAGTTGACGACGGTCAGCACGTTAACGCGATTGCGCTTCATGCTGCTTCCTCATTATGCTATCGAAAGGCGTTTATCAAAAAACTAGGAGACTTGATGAAATACAAAGTGATTTTTTATGGAATTATTAATGGGAAAAAACAGAATCTTGATGCAGTCTTTGAGTCTTCGAAAGAACCAAAGTTAACTGATAGAGAAGTCATCAAGGCTGTTATGTCTGCACTTTCAGATGTGGTTACTGTCGAAAAGCCAATTTTTTCAATTGAGTATCACATCGAAGCAATTGTTCCCTTAGTTTAGTTTTTTGAGCTCTCCCAACTCTTTCTTTCTGAGGAGAGCCTATCTATTAACCCTGAATTAAGCACCATGCCATTGTTATCTAGAACAACAGGTATCTGGCTGCAGTAGCAGTGATAGCGGTTGCCATCGCGGCTATACCATTCGCGAACCTCTTCAACCGTGCGCGTCTTTCCATGCCAGAAAGCATGATTGGTTCGAGTGGTAGGCTTCAACGCAGACAGATGCAGCAAGGCTGTGTTTAGCCCCAGCCGCTCACGCGCCCAATCCGTTTCCTGCCATTGAGCCTCCCGCAACGCTCCGACCTGCTCTGTCTGCGCCATGTTCTTTGCGCGCGCCATTGAGACGTCGAGTCGCTTACTGATGATGCGAGCAGTTTCTTTTGGGTTGATGCCACGACCTATCGAATCGGCTATCACATTCGCCAGGTCACCACGCGCCCGGTCGGACTCAAGCAGCCAGTCGCTATACGTTGATACGTACGCTGCTGCCACCTGATTCTGGTATGCAGCCGAACTGAGAAGCTGCTGAAGCGTCGTCTGCTGCTCGTAGATTGGCGACTGCACCGACAGATTGGTGAATGCCTGATGAGTACCGCGCTCATACTCTGCAGCGACGTACTGCAACGCCCATAAGTTGTTGCTGCCTCCTTCCAGCAGATAATCATCAAGGATGATCTGAACACGCTGCAGCAGGTCATCAATTCCTGACAGGCTAGTCCGCCAGACTTTGGGCCAGTCCATTACCGGCTTTAGTTCTCCATTAGCAAGTAGGATGTCCATAACATCCATTTCATCTATCTCAACTAAGCGACGTAACACATAAGCAGCATCAATATTAACTTGCTCGTTGCGTTGTGATTTCAGATCGGCGATTCTGCTCTGGACGTCAGGTTTTGTGAGGTTTTCATGCCCTGATGCCCGGGCGGTCTTTTCGCTGAACCCCGCCCGAATGGCCGCTTGCGTGGCGTTCAAATCGATGAGGTACTCGCGACAGAACATTTCTTGTTTGTCGGTGAGTGCCATGAGTTTCTCTCAAAAGGAAAATAAAATGGGCTGGGTGAAAATTTTTGAAGGCGTTGTTATGGGCGATGAAATTAAAGTTGAGCGGTTTGAAGATGAAGATAGTGATGGCGAGTTCTCTATCAAAGTCACCGCCAAAGATAAAAATCCTTCAATAGCCACACCTCCCATTATTGATCAAGGAAGCGTTATCATCCCCCCGCCACCAAACGATCCTGAGAAGACATACAAATTTGAATACGATAGTGTTGATGATATGTATGAAAACTTCGCTAAAGATTCGGGCAGGCCCCCAGAGTTCATTAAGAGTCTAGAAGACGCAATAAAAAATTACTAATTACTTATGTCATCACCATGTACCTACTTATTGGGATGGCAAAATAAAACCGCATAGAAGCGGCATATTCAGGAATCTAAAAACTTTGCAGACATAAATATTATCACTTTTTCAGCAATATCATCTCTGTGTGCCTTACCTTGCATAAATTTGGAATGCACATCATTTAGCTCAACAAACTTCTTGCCCAAATCATCGTGTAACAAGTTAACTTCCAAGATAACTATTGCCTGATAAACTTGGTTCATTGCATCCTGAATTGTAAGGGCTGGTTGTGAAAATTCTGGGCTTGGAACTAACTTATCGGGCATAACGGCAATAAGGTTGCGGTATTTAACCAAGGCAATTTTCAGCGCTTTACGATCGCTTCTCTTCTCTTGAAGTCGCCAACCACTTAGTGCTTTCCATGCAAAAATCGAAGCTACCAAAGCCCCAACTCCAGACAACCACGAGCCTATCATACCCCATAAAGCAATTTTATCTGATACTGTCACAAAGCCCCCTTAAAGCAATGCCTTATGGTAGCATGGAATGATTTATTTTCATCGTCAGGCGCACTCGCAAATGCGCCTTGTGATGATTACTGGATAAGCTGCGGCTGAGTGATTGCCATAATCTGCTCATGCTCCAGTGTCAGCACTCGCTTTTCTTTCTTACGCTCATTCATCAGCCGGCTACCAATGGTGCCTTTGAGCTTTGAGCGCGTCTCTTTAATGGCATAACGATGCTGAAGCTCCTCGCCCATTGCTTCCCGGCGATTGAGTTGCTCTGCCATCCAGTTAAAGGCATTGATGTAGCACTCTTTGACAGCCATCGCAGTTTTGCCAGTAAAGCTCATGACAAGCATCATGCATCCATCACGGGTAATGCTATACATCGGCTGAACATCGCCATTTTTATCAATGAAATCAGTGGGCGCAAAATTGCGCCGGGCGAAATCATCAGAGCATTGCATGCTCCTGATAGCACGAAGCACATCTTTATGACGCTTGCCAAAGTACTCGGCAACCTTTAGTGAGGTTGTGACTACCTTGTTGTCTACTGCCTGAACCATATTGCTAAAGTCAAAAGCTGGAATAACTGACGGATTATTCATTGCGTTTCTACCTTTTAGAAAGTGAGCCTGTTCGCACAGAAAAGCCGCCCGAGAGAGGTCACCACCTATAACGGCTTTTCTCAGGCTCGCTTACTGAAAGGCTCTCGTTGAGTTGCGCATGCGATTGCGCGAGTGGATAACATTATTGGACCGATAAAGAGGCACGGCACATTAGGTTTCGGCGCGCCTCTCATAGTTTTATTTACGTAGGCTGTTCTTTACTTCGGTAACGATCTGCTGCTGCAGTCGGTTCAATTCGTTTCGGTGCCTGCTTTCCTGACGTGACCAGAACCAGATGCCGATCCACGTCATAATGAAAGCGCCAATGCAGATACCTGAAAGGATGTTGTAAATCGAGTAACCACTCATTTAGCGTCCTGCTGGCAGTTAGCTTTCCATGTCTTGTTATGGGTCAGGATGGCGCGCTTAGTGCGCTCATCCATCGTCATGATGTCAGCTTCTGTCACCATGATTGGCTTTACCCAGTTACATGCAGTATCCACTACCTCAACCCTTGTTGAGCCAGTCTTTGCGCAGCTCGTCATCAACAGCACTGCCAGGCATACGGGAAACACTTTCCTGAACATCAGATGCTCCTTTCGCTGCTTCTGTCTGGCGCTGTGTGGCCGCCTTCATGGATTCGATATTGGTCTGGGTTTCCCGATCGACAGCTGCCTGCTCTGCTTTGGACTTCCCTTTGGAATGACCAATGCCGAATGCTGTCATAATGGCAGCTACGATGGGGTCGATACTGTACGCGCTCAATCTTGGCGTTGATTTCGTTTAGCCGGGATTCGAGCTGTTTTTTGCTGTGCAGGTAAATAGCCAGACGATAATGATCAAGTGGTTTCATGATGCCTCCATCTCGGTAATGATCACTTCCAGCCGGCCGCCTTTAACCACTTCGCATCGAACCATGCGCACGTCATCAATGAGGCTATCGTCAGCTATGACGCCTGCCTGGGTTAATGAGTCCAGAGGTGCTTTGAGAAGGTTATCGAGGTCACGCCGAGCGCGTGTAGGTGGATATGCGTTGATTTTTACTTTGAGCTTGCCGGTGAGATTGTATTGCTGGTTTGATTCTGCGATTAGTCTGGCTACTGCTGAGGTGTATTCCCTTCCCTTTTTGCTTTTTATCTTTCTACCGCGAAACACTGAGAAGAGGTGATTGTTTCCGGGAGGCCAGGGTAGTTCTATTTCCCCTCTCTCAGTAGCGCGTCCTGGGTTCGTATCACACCTTCTAAATGAGCTATGCGCGCTTCCGTTACTTCGCAGCGCCTTGTGCGCCTATCTATCTCGTCATGGCATGATGAACAGGCCCATGCGCCAAATAAATCGTCTGGCTTCATTCCCGTTCCGCATATGCAAACCATGCGGTAATGCGCGAGCACGACTGTTTCAGGATTACCATTACACACGCCCGGCAACCTGACCTAGCATTCCCTGCCCCGCGCTTCATTGCGTAACTTACTCATCATTTTCTCCCATTAGCCCGTTTGGATCTGACATCAGCCAGAAGTTGAGGCAATCGGTGCAGGAGTAGACCTCGAATGGTTTGAGGCTTATTCCACAGCCAACGCAGGCAGTAGCAGATTGCGCGCCATCGCCAGTAGGCTGACTTGATTGGGTTATGTCGCTCATGGTTCTCCCATTCGATATCGCACTCGCAGGATTCGCAGTTAGCGCCGTAGTGATACTTATCCTCTGAGGTGAGGATGGTGTGACATCGGCAGCAGCGGTCAATGTGCCGATGGGTTAACAGGTTGCCAGTCGGAGATAGCATTGTGGTAAAGAGATCGCGGGCGCTTGCGGTTTCGTGCATGCGGCGTAGTGTGGAAGCGCTATTAAGACGGCGGTACATCAGACAATCAAGTGGAGAACGCCCCATGT